GCGATTTAGCCTACATCGCCCTATTTCCGCTCGTTTCTACGGTTTAGGAGGCGGTGGTGGGCCACTTGTGGGGTTATCTTGCGGTGGTAGTTGTGGGGGCTTCCCTCTCCCTCTGCTACTGCCGCTAGTGCTGCTGCTACTGGGCGGCGGACTTGCTGACTCCGAACACTCCTTGCTGGTGCCGTCTGGAAGGGGCCAAAGGATACCTCAGATCCGGTCTCTGGATACGCAACCGCACCCGGTGGGACATAATCTTCGGCGTCCCACGGCATTCCTAGGCCGTCATTAGCTGCTGAAGCGGAAGAATAGTTTGAGCGTGGTCTACGCCCCAGAGGACCGCCTTCCACCCTACCAAGGGCGTTTACATAGGGCTGCCCTCTGTACTGCCCTTCTGCGTCATATGGCCCAACTTCGCCACGTGCTAACGCCCTTATACGAGCCTCTCCTTCGTCTTGGTGCTCTTCTGGGAATGTATCAACCGATGGGGGGCCAGATATCGTGGAACCAATCTTTACTCTAGCCTCACGTAAATAGGCCGGTTTAACTGCCTCTCCTAGCTTCTTGTTCATCTCACTCACAATAGCCTCCCTCTGTTCCGCACTTGGGGCATCAATAGGCGAGTTAGATCCGTTTACAGAGTTTCCACAATAGGCTCTTAGAACGGCAACGGCCCTATTAATACGCACATTCAGACTCTCAAGCAAGTCTTTCTCCTTCTTTGTAAGCTCCTTTCTGTATTGCCTCTCTTCTGCTCCGCTGTAGGCACCATCTAACACCAGATCTAGTGTATCGGCAATATCTATAATCTTTGTACGGTAGTTAGCACCGAGTAGTGGTAGGGAGCTTAACATAACGGCCCAGAACTTAGAGAAGCTATCGGTCTTTAATGTAAATGTGCGTAAATCGTCAAGTAGCGTGTTATACAGAGGATATACGACAGCAAGTATCTTATCGCCTTCCGTTGGGTCTGTGTAGGAGCTTGGAATCTCTCTAGCTTGGGTCTCCCCATACATCTCCGCATACTGTTTCTGACGCTTATTAAGTAAATCTTGTAGATACTCTTGACCCTCCTTAGTAAACATAATACCGCCGGTTAAATGTCCGCCTTGTGCCGATGGCTGCGACACGAACTGCCCTCCGATACTGTTAACGCCAAAGGGCACGATGGCCCCTCTATTGCGGCGTATACCCAGAGCCTCAAACGGCCTTACGCCTCTTTCATACATCTTCTTTGAGGATCTAATCTGGTTTACACGGTCGTTAGCTACTTTTACGGCGTCGGCGTACCATCCGTGTTCGTCGCTACCCATATCCACATTAGGACGGCCCGGTGCCGCACTAGGGACAAATCCTCTGGGTCTATCGGCGATCTTAGACATTAACACTTCGGGAAATGTTATCGCTTGACTGGGTCTTGCCATCTTTTCTATATTTATACAACATAGAAAAGTTAGCATATATTACTTTTAATCAAAGCGGATTTCTACGGGTAGTTCGCTTATCTTAATACCCTTTAACTGGTCGCACTTCTTAACATATTTACGCTTGGGCCTAGCTGCCTCCAGCTCCTTCTTGGCCTTACGCTCCTCCTTTGTTAGCTTCGTAGGGTGAGTGATAGGGTCCATTTCTACTTATACCGGGGAGAAGATTTCCGGGCGGCTGGACGCAGCTAGTAGAGCCCGTGTTCCTTCACATACTTGGAGGCTGCTATCATCTTAAGGCCCTTCTCCGCCATTACCTTACGAACAATAGCATTACGCCTAGCACGACCGTCGGAACCCTTGGCCCCACCCTCTACTTCGGCCCCGTCGCTTTCGCTGTCGCTCTCAGATGTCTTGGCGGATGTCTTGCGGCCACCTTTCTTGCCGTATCCAGCCATCTTTAGTCCTTCGTCGGCGAATGTTCCGGCCAGAGGCACTCCTACGATAGAACCAAGGGCATTACCGAGCGGGGCGACCGCCTTACGTCCTACGCTCTTAAGTGTATCCCAGAAGCTACCGCCAGACATCTTATGGCGATTCATTTCGTCTACGCTCATGGGCTTATCATTCAACCACCACTGTCCGTTGTGTGCGTAAGCGGAGTTTGAGGCACGGGCCCTAGCTAACTCAGCTCTACCCATCTTGGTGACCCGTTTACGGCCTTGGCGACCTTGGCCCACCATCTTTAACCCCTTATCGGCATATGTACCGAGGTTCTCCACGCCCACGTGCTTACCTAGCTGGTTGCCTAAGCTTTCCACATGGGGTCTGGCGGCCTTAACGGCTTCCTTTACTAGCTTAGGAGCAATCTCACTACGCAGCTTGGATTCTGGGTTTACGAACTCATTCTTTACCTTGGCAAATGCGTCGCTAAACCAGTTGCCGCCAACAACGGGATCTGATCCACGCCACTGCGAATAGCGGGGGTCCTCTATGGCCCGTTCTCTGGCTCTATTCCTATGTTCCATACGCACACTCTGGTCCCTATACCCCATACCAGCCCCAGTCGCCATACCGGGTTTCTGCTGGATTGTCTCGGTGCTGTCAATAACTTGGTTCTGACGAGGGTCTACGCCTTTCTGAGAATGTAGCATATGAAACTGTTTTCTTCTGGCCCCACCCGCAATAGGTGCGTGGGCCCCACCGTGTGCCATTCCAGAGCCGCCGCATTCGGAGCATCCACCAGTTATGTTCTGAACCATTCTATACACATATAGCAGATTTAAATCGTTTTAAATGTTTAGAATCTATATAGTAGAATGGATGAGTATGGCGAAGGTATACCCAGAGGTAATAAATCGGCTGGTTATGTCGGGCTAATGTTAGCCAAAGAAATGGGTAAAACCCGTAGCGATTATAATCCGGTTCAGCGTAAGAAGAAGATAGGTAAGTTTGATATAAACAAGATGAAGGATCCGTCCGACTTTATTAAATCAGCTTACATAGATAAGTATAAGGGGCTACATACGGGTCATCCGGCCCGTACATGGGAGCAAGTTAAGGCGGCTGCGTCTGATCTAAAACACGCCGTTGCTACTTGGGCTAGGCTACATCCCAATAAAGATGAACGAACAATAGCTAGAGAAACCGGAGTCTCTCAGCCAAGCGTTAATCGCTGGAAACGGTTAACTGGCGGGGCCAAGAATCCCTTAACCAAGGAAGAGGAGCAGATGTGGCAAGACTTTGTATTAGAGGAGGAGGATAGAAAGGATACGGAATATTCTGCGTCTAAGGTGCGTAGATACGCTAGGAATAAGTATGAGTTTGGCCTTTTCCTAGTTAAGGGTATTAGAAAGGTAGCCATTATTACTAAACTTGTTAAGATGATGAAGAAATGGTATGAACTTGTAAGGGATTTGTATAACCATGTATACTATTCTGCCGATGATGTAGAGCACCGCAAAATGATGTTAGAAAATAGTGCCGAAGAGATTAGCCCTATGTCTGGAGTTGTTCTACCAGAGGAACTGACAGCGGAAGAGGGTGACCCTACAGCATTATCCAAGCGTAGGGCTTGGGGATTCTCGGACAAGGATACTCTCTTAGCTAAAAAGCAGTACTACTTACGCAGCAATAAACAAGAAATGTTTAAGGCTGCTATAGTCGTAAAGCAGATTGTTCTAGCTATTAACAAGGCCATAGAACAGCTAAAAATACAAGATCCAACCAAGGAGATTAAGCTACAAGAGGAAAATGTGGACCCAGATGCTGCCGCATATATGCCCTCAAATATGAAGGAGTTTGACCGCAACGAAGAGCTGGTGTTAGCGGAGGATGCTCCGGAAAATCCAGACGGTTCCGGTAAGGCTAGAGGTGGTAGTGGGCCTAACTACATTAACCAGTTTGCTGCTAAATACGAAGCTAGGCCGGTTCGGGGTGGTAATGGTCCAAACTATATTAACCAGTTTGCCGCCAAATATGAGGCTAGACCGGTTCGGGGTGGGGCCATGGCTAAACAACTTTACACCGCAGATGGAAAGTTGTATAACGGTTTATGGCATCAGATGTCAGATGGTGCGTATCATTCTGGTAAGAAACACGGTAAACGGTCTAAACCGTTATTCCTTAAATGAACACATTCGGATCATATCCTTTACTGGCACTTCGTATTTGGGGCTACATTCCCTACGACCCACGTCTACCCGCCATTCTGTGAAGCTTTCGTTAACTTCGTAGGTATCAAAACGCTCTTTAACATACGGGGTATAGAAAACACCATCTCTATAAATAAAAATATAGTAGTATTCCTTGCCCGGTAGGTGGGCCGCTACCTTATGTACATCCACAAACCCAGTAGGGTAAAGGTCGTGTTTAATATCTACACGCCCCTTAACCTCCATACCATGTGTAGCGTCGGCTATTTCTTCGGCGTTATAAAAGTCGCATTTAGCGTAGGTATCGTCGTCCTTAAACAGTTCCATACCGAAGTAATCCATAGCTATACCGGCTATAGCCTCTTCGTTCTTCTGGCCGATAATAATGTTAAGCTTCTGCGGTAGGTGCTCTAGGTTTAGTTTATCCCTCGTTCTAAGTTGCGATACAAGTATTACCGACTTACAAGGGGAGTCGCCATTCGTATATGTAGTCTCCTCTCCGTTTGCTACTAGTTTCATACGGTAAGTTTTCGCTAGGCCGGGCATCTTTCTGATCTACCGGAAGTTTATTTGTTTCCGCCTTGGACGCAGTTGCCGGGGTATAGTTGTACCATTTACATTCTGGATCACGCCGGGCCGTAATCTCCAAGCTACCACACCCGTTATCTACTACGCTAACTATACGGGGAGTCGCACCATCGTCGTAGGAAGGTATCGTGTAAATAACATGGTGCCTATAGATCCGGGCATAAATGTTCCTCTGGTGCGAATACAACATTTGTGCTAACGAAACAATCTTTGGCATTATAGTATTTACCAATATTATAATGGAACGGATTATACGCAGACGTGAACTGGCCCGTAAACGGTATGCTGAAGCCAACGAACGGGAGAACAAGAAGCTACTAGAGGCGGCACTATACCATACTGATAACCCAGACTTATCAGAACTGGCGTTCTATTTCCTAGGATCTGAAAACTATAAAAAGCTGGACTGGCGAACGAAGAAAATGCTGTCTGAGGAGATCCTCCGGAAGAATGTGGAAAATACGGGGGAATAAAATAGTTTAATCTAATATACAGAATGGCTATGCGTGTTTCCGACTTTATGGTGGACCTCACGAAGAAACTTGTAGCGGAGAAGAAACTTGCCGACTCCTCAGCGGCCCTTTATGTAAAGAATCTCTGGACGCTAAATGGTAAACAACCGTTCGGTAATCTGGCGTTCTTAAAAAATGCCGATACTATAGATGGACTTCTTGCCAACTATGCGGAGAATACGAAGAAAACTTTCTTATCTTCAATCGTTAGTGTTCTTTCCTTGTTTAAGGACAAGGCGACCTACAAGAAGATATACCAACACTATTATGACGCTATGATGGCTAAGGCGGGTGATATGAAGAAGGCCGAGAGCGACGATAAGACTGAGAGGCAGTCTGAGAACTGGATGGAGTGGGCCGCAGTACAGAAGGTTAAGGACGACGCACTTAAGGCCGTTAGCGAGTTCGCATCCAATAAGCTAGTGACCGCCAAGCAATATGGCGAACTTCTGTGCTTTCTTATCCTATCCCTCTACACGGATATACCGCCCCGAAGAAACGCCGACTATTCCGAAATGTTTGTAGTAGGAAAGTATGATCCAAAGATGGACGCTAACAAGAACTACTTGGATTTAGCTGGAAAGCGTATGATATTTAACAAGTATAAGACCGCCAAGAAATACGGACAGCAAATCGTAGAATATGGGGAAAACGCAAATCTGTCTAAGGCTATTGAAATGTATCTTAAACATACCCCGCTCCACAAGGGTAAGATTACTAAGGCAACAGAGTTCCGGTTCCTTTGCTACGAGGATGGGTCCCCGTTAACGGCCGTTAACGCCATTACTAGGGTGCTTAACAAGTGCCTAGGCAAGAAGGTAGGCTCTTCTATGCTTCGCCATATCTTCCTAAGCAATAAATACGATATTAAGGATATGAAGGAGACTGCGGAGGAAATGGGTCACTCGGTCAACGAAGCTTTGAAATATGCCAAAGAATAATATCTCCTTACTGTATAATGTACCTAGTTTCAGAGGAGGTCCAGAATAGTAGTCGTGTTAAGCTTGTAGAAGTGCGATGGGTTAACAACGACGGAACCGCCGAACTATGTGGTGTATACAATAAAATGAATAATGTTTACACGCCCCGACGCAAGAAGACAACGGCCCTCCAGTTTTCTGCGGATCTGGTTAGACGTAGCCTAGAAGAAAATAAGCTAGAACCCCCTAGCCCACAGCTACTTAAACTGCTTCCCATGAGGGCCAACCCTAGGGTAGCCTAGCAAATACAGTAGATAATATTCTGACCCTATTTTATATAATGTTCTTGGTTTCTACCGAAGCCCAGAACAATAAGCGGTTTAGGTATATAGCGGTTTATTTCATACGCCCAGATGGGTCTGGGTATATTGCTGGAATGTTTAATAAGCGAACTAATGTATACGAACCAAAACTGCGTATTACACGTGCCAATACTATACCTAGACAACGTGTTTCTAGGTTTATGACCGATGGTATTCTAGAGGCCCCTAAGCCGCCACTATTAGGTTTACTTCCGGCCCTTGTAGGTCCAGATGATCTGGAACTCCAGTTCGCAGAAGAAGAGGCGGAGTAAAAAAAGAAATATGAAAAATCTTTTTCCTCCGGTAAAAATATAATATGTCCGCCACCGCTGTCCCCGAGTTTCTTACCCCGAACGCCAACGATACAGTTCCCGCCGAGAAGCTACTTACTAGTATTATGGACGGGTATATTGAGCTCACAAAGCTAGTGTTTGAATATGAACGCAAGTTAGACTCTCCCGACTTACAGAAGGCTTACAAGACGGTTATAGAGCACCGTGGGTTCCTACTAAGCCAAGAGATGGTCCAGTTCTACCATTCGCTGATGGGGGCCATTACTGAACTGGAGTACAAGGATAAGGAGGATCCAACACTTAACCTAAAGTTAAAATATACACCTCTTTCATAATGCCTAAAGAATCCATTATACCGATAACAATAGGAGTTATTATTGTTATGGGAATAACCGAATATAATCGCTGGAAAATGGCCCGTTATTACGCCGACCAGAACAAGAAGAACGAAGAGGAGATTGCCAAGCTTTATAAGCGTTATGTAAGGTGATGTAGGCTATTCCGCAGATTCTCCAGCGGTCTGGGGTTTTATCGGTTCCTCCTAGGGCTACTCTGCGATTTACCCTACATCAGCCTACATTTGGAAATAAACTAACTTTATTTATCTGCCCCTTGTATATAATGAGTGCCGAAAAGGTTTTCCTCAGAGGTAATATGGCTAAGGCTGCGAAAATGTATAACGACAACGAAGGTGAAATCCAAGGGGCCGGTATTACCAATATGGTTTCCCGTTTCTTGGAGAAGACTGTTAACCCCTACCTTAGTAATGCGTTGAAGAACCAGTACGCCGAGAAAGCTAAGGCGAAGGCCGAGCCTCCGAAGGTCCCTCTAAATAAAGTTGTTCCGGTTAGATCTAAGCTTCATCCTACCGCTAAACGGGTGCCTAGTGGTAATGTGGGTATAGCCTATCAAGTATCGCCACCAGAGGGCCCTAGTCCAACTGCTGGGCCTACTATGGTGGACGAACGCCCTACGGCTAAACGGCCCACAAAACCCGCACCCTCGGTCGCTAAGGCCGGTGTGGAAGCGGTAAAGGAGCTGGAAGTGGCTAAGCCTCCCCCAGTAGTTGCCGATACAATAGACGAGTTGATGGCTAACATAGAATCCGTTGAGGAGCTAAATAGTATGCCTAAGCTTGAAATAAGCGAAATGGAACAACCAGAACCGAAGGGCGAAACTGTGTCCAAGCCTAGCGGCAACTTGTTAGCTACTAAGGCCCTTCCTACCTTTATCTGCCGTGTAGGAACCAAGGCTGATATCGCCAAATGGATTGTTAAGCATATGACAGCTGATGCGTTAGAAACATACGTGGAGCCGTTTATCGGAGGTGGTGCTATATATCTGGAAAAGGCACCGGCCCAGAAGGAGGCTATTAACGACTTTAACTATGGCATATACAAGAGCTGGGTTGACTTGAAGGATACTCGTCCAGCCGCTATGTTAGAAGAGTGGCGTAAGGATAAAACAACTAGGGCTTATGCCAAGACTGTACTGGGGCACGGTAAGGAGTATGGAGTAGAAACACTTAATATTAAGGCATATATAGAGCGTAATATAAAACTAAAGGGAGCTAACGCCGAAAAGACTGCTTTTGGTAAACTGGAGCCTAGCGAATGGACCAGTAAACTGAACGGCAACAAGCTACGCTATATCCCTAAGAAGGAGGGTCAGCCTAGCGAAAAGAATGCTGCTACTTTGGAGTATACTGATCTGAAGGATAACTCTACAAAGAAATACTCGGTTGCCGAGGCCAAACTGTTATATTCCTTACTACGGGCCGGTCGCAACTTGTTGGATAACACACGTAGCAATAAACTAGATATTGCCGAATATACTGGGTCCGCTAAACCAAAGAAGGAGGCTACCAAGGATATCGTCAAGGAGCTTATGGAAGAGGATTTACCTAAGGTTGGATTAAAGGATTGGCTAAAGGATAACTTTAAGGTAGAGAAAAACCCAGATAAATATGCTATTAAGGAGGAAGAGAATGTGCTTGTAGGTAAGACAAAAATAGCCCAGTTGATATACGAGAAGCTTCGTAGCTGTGGCGGCTTCGGTGGATCTGGTGTAGTGGATTCCATCCAGTTTATTAAGTTTATGGATGGGACAGCACCCAGCCCCCTAGTCAAAGTTCCTATGCTTGAAGCTATCAAGTTCTTGTTGTATCCAGATGGGGGCCTAGCTAAGTATAACGAGCGTTTAAAGAATACCGATGTAATGAATGGCGATTATTACAAGCTAGTGGAGAAATACGATAGTTCTAGCACATTCTTTATGTTAGATCCTCCCTACCAAGCAACTGGTGGCTATGGCAACCCAGATGCGTTTAACTTTGAGGCGTTTGTTAAGGCATTAAACGGTATACCAGACAAAATACTAAAGGCTAAGAATCCCAAGCTGAAGGGTAAGATATTAGTGACGATTAACGGCGGCGATAAGGTTCTGGCCCTCTTCCGCAAATACGCAAGGGCAAGTGGTATACCATGGTATGGCCTTAAGGTTTATGTACGTCAGAAGGCCGGTAAGGGAGGCTATCGCTACGAGATTTTCTACGGCAACTACAAGTTTGACGAACGGGCCGTTAATGTGCTGGATGAAACATTTAGAAATAACTTTAGCGGTGTAAATGTAAAGGAAGAGGACGAGTCTCAGTTTAAGGAACCTACTGACGACGGAGCTATATATATTGACAGCGATGGCTCCGATAAGGGGTGGGAGGCATTTAAAAAGGCTACTGGTGCGGTGGGCCATTTTGCGGCACGTAATGCGGAAGATCCGGGCGTAGGTATAGCTGAAAAAAAGTATAAGGAAGAAGGTGCTGAACCAGCTGCTGTCGCCGAACCGGCTCCCAAAAAGACCCGCAAACCTAGAGCCAAGAAGACCGAGGGAAGCGGTATGGTAGGCGGTATGAATAGTAATAGTAGTAGCCCATCTTCTTCGCCAAGAGCTAGGCGTTCTGCTATCGTTTCGCCCGGCCCCCTAAGGATCCAAACAAAGGATACTTACGCCCAACGCCCAGCAGAGGCCGTAGAAATAGATACCCGCCCAGCCTCTCAGATATCGGCAGCCGATATACAAGGTCAGCGGCCCAGCTTTCTAATGCGGCTCCGTAAGCGTCTGCTCGGATTCGGTGAAACCGGTGATATGGAAATAGCCGAGGCAGTAGGTAGCGGCTATTTATCCGATAACGGGGCCATACGCAAGGGTATGATAGGCGGCTACTATAGCCCTAATAGACCGACCCACCTTGGTAGCAAACTAGCTTATACTCCTAGCGTAGGCTACGGGGGATCGGAGTACAATAGTATAGACTGGTAAAATGGGCCACTTGGCCTTATCAACCCCTAGGGCAACTTCTTTACCGATACAAATCGGCATACTTATTTACCGTTTTATATCGCTTTCTTACCTAAAGTAAGTAAATAAAGCAGATTTTAGTTAGTTAATAGTAAAAAAAATATTTTTTTTACTTGGAAATACATACATTTACTATAGGAAAGTATAGTTTCTTACCAAAAGTAAGTATTTAGGCCAAACGGTAAAGAACCAACCGGCCCTAGCTACCCCGGATCTGTAAATAAAGTTATTTACCCCGGCGAATTTAAATATCATACACAGTCATAAAAGATGAGCCGCCCCGCCAACGCCAACACAACTACCCCGGTGCGGAAAGAACCCGAACAAATAAGCCCGGATGGTGTCATAAGCAGTATGGCAACCCAACCTACTACGACATGGCACGACGGCAACCCGGTATTTAGCCTTTACGAACGCCTTAACCTTAAGCTACTAAGCGTTCAGCTTACGCCCGAAGTAAAAGAGGGTAAGGTAAAGAAAGCATATAGGCCCCTAGGTAAGTGGAAAGAAGAAAGCGACCGCTTAACTAACCTTAAGGCCGGTACACATTACGCCCTTATTACGGGTAAGCGGGGCGGCATAAGCGTAATAGATATAGACGACCCTAATACGGAAACCGCTAAGGAACTAATGGATCTAATGACGGACTGTAATATGGTAGCTAAGACTAACAAGGGCTACCACTACTGCTATAAGTATACGGACGAGGTAAAGCAGACTACTAGCGAAGAATACAAGATAGATATACGCAACGACGGTGGTATTATATTTTGCCAACCCACTACCCTATGGTATAAGGGAGACTGCTTAGCTAACTACGAGTGGATTAAGGAACCGATGGAAGACGAAATAGAAGAGATACCCGCAGAGGTACTGGATTACCTTAAGGGTCTAGATCCTAGGTTCGTAAAGGGGGTGGTAGACCAGCCTAAGCTAACCTTTAGCGAACCTACAACACCAAAGACCGAGCCAGTATCCGTAGCAACGGAACCAGTAATACCAACGACCCCAAAGGTAGAGGAGGAACACGAGCTAGTTAAGGTGGCGATGGCCCTACCAGATACGGTGCTAAAGAACTACCAAGACTGGTTAGATATAGGTATTATATTTTTTAATAAGAAGCTAACATGTGCCGACTGGGATAAGGTTAGTAAGCGGCCCAATATAGGATACGAAGCTGGAGCGTGTGCTAAAAAGTGGGGTAGCTTTACAGACCGCAGATCTAAACAGTTAACCGAAGCTACCTTATGGCATAAGCTTAAGAAGGCCAACCCCGCTAAGTTTTACGAGCTAATGGAAACCCGCAACGACTTTTTAAATATGCTAGAGCTACTAAATAGCAACGACGTAGCTAAATACTTTTACAATATATTACCAGATAAGTATATTTACAACGAGCACCTAGGCTGGTATAGCCTAAGCCCTAATAATGTATGGTCCCATAGCGAAAAGCCTACGCCTAGCGGTATTAAGGGTGATATTAGTAATACCTTCCAGCAGTTATGCTTAGATACTAAGAAGGCCATACTAACTAAGTTCGCTAAGGACGCAAGTGCTACGGCTAACACGGAGGAGCATAAGAAACTAAAGGAGAAATGCGACGAGAAGGTAGCACTGGTACATAAGGCCTACAAGCAGTTAGGTGGGGCTGACTTTTGTAGCGGGGTTATTAGCTTTTTAGATACCTACTATAGCGACCCAGATCTGGAGGCTAAGATGGATACCAACGCCGAACTGTTCGCATTTACCGACGGGCTTTACGACCTAAAGCAAGGCAAGTTTAGGCCCATAACCCCTACGGATTACATTAGCACTACTACGGGCTACCCTATGCCGACTAGCAACCCTAAGGTGCGTAAGGATATTACAAAGTTCCTAAAGGGCCTACACGAAGACGACGCAACTACCGACTATTTACTAAAGGTGTTAGCCTCTAGCTTACTAGGCTACAACAAATACGAAAAGTTTTATGTATTTACGGGCAAGGGCGGCAACGGTAAGGGGGTTATAACGGAGCTTATTAGAGTAGCGTTCGGCAACTACTACTACCCCGTTAATGTAAGCCTATTTACCAAGATCCAAGAACGCCTAGATCAGCCAGTACCGGCCCTAGTAGAGGCTAGGTGTAAACGCTTTATGATGAGTAGTGAACCAGAAACGGCAGAGAAGCTACAAGTTAGTATGCTAAAGAAGATAAGCGGCGGCGACCCGATGGAAGCTAGGACCTTACATAGCAAACATATATTTAAGTTCAAGCCGATGTATAAGCCCTTTTTCCAAGCCAACGATATACCCAAGCTAAGCAAGGTAGATACGGGCCTACAACGCCGTATGGAAGTGCTTAAGTTCCCCTTTAACTTCGTAGCTAACCCAGTAGAGCCGCACGAACGCCAAGGCGACCCAGACGTTAAGAATGTAAAGTGCGTTAGCGACGAGTGGCGTAATGAGTTTATACTAATGTTAACGGATACATACGATAAGAGCGTTAAGAATGCTAAGGTAATAGAAATACCCGAGGCCGTTAAGAGTAGCACGGGCGAATATATAGACGATAACAACCCGCTTAAGTTCTGGCTAAACAAGCATTATGATCTAACCCATAACGCCCAAGATACCATAGGGGCCACCGAGCTAAAGAACTCCTATAGGGCGGATACCCATACGGAAAAGTGCGACGACCGCTGGTTTAAACAGATGCTAAGCTTTAACGGTATAGATCACGGGCGAACCGGTACTGGGGCCGTATATAAGGGCCTTAAGCGTAAGGTGGTAGCCCCGCAAGAGGAGGTTAAGCAGTCTTACGGGTTTAGCCCAGATATGTAGGGTAGTGTAAGGTAAATCGTAAAGCCCCCTAGGGGGCCTCTATTTTCTCTTTCGCCTAACTGTTATTCTGCGATTTAGCCTACATCAGCCTACATTACGAAATGGTTATATTTATTATATCTATTTTGTAATAGAATGAACGATAACTGGATCCAAGAAGCCAATATCAAAGAGGGTGCGTTAACCGCTCAAGCTAAACGGGCCGGTATGGAACCGCTTGAGTTTGCTAAATATGTTCTAGCTAACCCGCAGCATTATACGCTTACTACTAGGCGTAGAGCCAACTTTGCCCTAAATATCCAGAAGCGTAAAGGGGGTGCTACGCCTATAGTTATTCCCCGTAAGGATTTTGTAAAGGAGCATACAACTCTGCTCGGTGTTCTAAAGCACCCCACTAAGGCTAAGCTAGGGGCCGAATATAAGGACCAGTCGGCAGAGCTTAAAAAGGTTCTTAAGGGCGGGGCATTACCAGACAGCGATACGGTTCTGGGCGACTTGGCCCAGTCTGCTTACGATACAAATAAAAATCTTAAAGCTATCGGCGGCTGGACTATTGTATATAACTCTCCGACCATTAAGGCGTTTCGTAAGGGTAATAACATTATTATTGCCGTGCGTGGTACTGTTCCAACCGATACGGGTGATCTAGCCGCCGATGCGGCTATAGCGGTTAACAGACTTAATACGACAGCTAGATATAAGAAGGACGCCGAAATAGTAAAACATTTACATACTATTTATCCCAGTATACCCTTCTATGCGGTAGGCCATTCGCTGGGCGGGGCCATAGTTGATAACCTAATAGCGGATGGCCTTGTTGTAGAAGGTGTATCGTTTAACCCAGCGGTAGAAAGTAAAGCCTATAACGAAAGGCGTAATCGGCGTATAGCTCACAAAGACGACCCCCTTTACGCTCTAATGAGTAATAAGGCTGCTGGGACAACTGTAATAAATACCCCCCTACAGCAGCCTAAATATACGGGTATTTCTTGGTTAGATAATGTTGTTAATAAGGTATCCAATAGGCTTAACCCTTTATCTGGTGTTAACAAGTATCTAAAGGCCCATACAATCGGCTCTATATTCGGTAGGGGGTCTTGTGGTAGTTCTGGGGACGATTGTAAGTGTAGCGGGGCCTTTAAGCAACAGCTAGAGGACATAGGCTACGGGTGTGCTAAATACCTAAGCGATGCCCGTGCTGTCGCTAAAAAGGCTAAGTATGATCCGGCCCGTCTAGAGTTCTCTAATGACCCAGACCATAAGCTAATGTACCTAGCACCAGATGGTTCCGTGCGTCGTTTTGGTCGCACAACATATGGGGACTTTCTGATTTGGACCTATTTAGAAAAGGAGGGGTCGGTTCCTAAGGGGACAGCACGAAAGAAGAGGACAGCGTTTCATAGGTCACACGAGGCTATTAAGGGCGACTGGAAGGCAGATAAGTATAGCCCTAACAATCTGGCCCTAGCCATAAACTGGTAAAAAAGTCCCCGGTGCGTTTGTTTCCCCAGATTAAATCCCCGGCAAAGGTCATAGGCGAACGATGAGGTATACGGCGGAGCACCTTTTAGCGGCACAAGCGGAGATGGACTACTGGGCCAAGATGATAAGGCGTATAGAGCGGACTAGGCGGCTAGAGGAGGGCTGCGATATAGATGAGGGGTGGTTTAGGGAAGCCAAGCGGACTACTGTAGCTATACGGTGGATGTACGAAGATAACCTACGGGACGCTAAGGTTAAACATGCGACTATAGCCGCAGCCAGAGCCAAGGATGCTAGGAAGGGTATACAAGCCTAAGGATCGGATAGAGGATATACGGACTATAAGTAGTTAATACTACTTATAACCCGGATACAGTTTTACGGGCCGCTAACTATATGCTAACCCCGTAGTATGCTCGGTAAGTCGGCTAAAGTCGTGATGGTCGCTACTGTTGCGGCTACCGAAGGGCTTCCCCCATTTAATCCCTTAGATAATATATCTGGGGTTTTCTCTGGGGGGTTTACATTACCCCCTACAACTGCGTGGGCCGGGGTTGTAGCTATTGTATTTATTGTTGAATAGAAAAGGGCCATATCGGGGCTATTGCGGTAGGGGTATAACGGGCTAAGGTGACAAGCACATCCGCATATAGAAGAACGCTTACCATCGGTACTCATTCTTTTATATTGATTATATATATTTTGTAAGCTAAATGTTTACATTAGGCGGTTGGCAAGGCCACGGGCACCGGCGGATCTGGCACCGGCGGATCTAGCACCTCCTACGGGAGCCGCACCCCCAGAAGGGGCACCACCGGACTCGTGGCGGGGGCCCATAAACTCCTTAACACGGCCTAGCACGTTGCCAAGGCGGTGGAGGGCGGAGCGGCCGCCGATAATACGCATTAGGTTGCTGCGTGTTCCAGCGGCAGCCATAGGTGCGTTGATTACGTCGGCCTCGTTTAGCACTCCCTTGATCACCCTTGAGCTGCCTTTTACGGTTTCAAAATAGCCGCTATTAGCCGTCACTACATACAGCGTGGCGTTTGTCACGGGATTTGGGGACCAGTTCTGGACCGTCATGGTAGCTTGGAAGGTGTAGTTGCCCACGACAGAAGGTGCTTGTCCCTCTTGAAGTGTAATATCCTTGGAGGGCTTGAGGACTAAAAAGCCGCCGCAGAGCTGGGACTTAAGGCCGGTAGGGGGCGTGGAACCGGCAACATTAGCAGACTGCGTGTAGCCCCTCCATGTGTTGTAGTCCATCTCTAAGCCATTCATTACGGACATGGTGTAGAGCTGCTCCGTTGTCATGGAGCTGAGTAGGCCCGAGAAGTTATCAAAGTTCACGCTAATGTTTGTAATGGGGAGATACCAGTCGGCATCCGTTGATGCGTATACTTGGGGCTTACAGTAGAGGATTAGCAGATCGGGGATACAAGGGAGGGTAATAGTCTGGGACTGGATAGAGTGGGTCTGGCCGTTAGAGATTGCGGGTAGTGTCTGGTTAGAGACATAACGGGGAAACTCGTAGTAAGGCACGATGCTCTTGGCGGGTAGGGGGATGCTTAGGGAGGGAGTCAGAAACTGGACGTTTACCCTAGAGTCCGTAAAGGGGGACCCACCAGCGTTATTAACACCGGTGTTGTAGCCGACCGCTGTCGTAGTCACGATGTTAGAGCAAGAGCGAAGCACACGGCCCACGGGGGTGGTCTGGGAAGGGCTGGTTAAGTTCATTACCAGCTGGATGTTCTGAACGCCGAACATACCGGTATCCATCTCGTGGATATCGCTCCAGATAAAGGGAGCTAACACGAGCTTCTCTGTGGAGCGGAAGGAGAGGAATACGGGGTAGCCGCCGACGGGCACATCGCCTATGACAGCAGCTTGGATAGGAACACCAGCGGTGTAAGCTACCGTCACGGTGCCGACCGTGTAAGTGCCGTTGCCGACAAGCGTGGCCCCAGTAGGGTTGGTAAACTGGATCTGGCTCCACGCACCGTTAGGGATGTTCTCACGACTGGTGGAAGACTGGTAGTCGCCCAGAGGGTTGCGGTTAGTACCAAAGGCCACGTTGTAGTTGCCGTAGGTGTCTAACATAGTAGGACACTGTCTCTGGATACGGTTCTTGTTGTAATCCGTGAGGCGGAGGAGCTCGTGGAGCACATCGCCGGTATTGGTCGTCACCGTTGCGTCGTTGATAGTAGCAGACATAGTCTGGACCAGCGTGTGGAGGGGAAAGGGGGCCAGAGCAATATCACGGCCGATAACCACGCAAGGGGCAAGGGCGGCGAAGGTGTTGGGGGAGGCTGTCAGCTGGAGAAAGCACGTAGAGGTCCAGTCCACAGCACGGTCTACGAATACTCCCTCGGAGGGGACCGTAATATTGTAGGTGTGCTGGGAGGCCGTCTGAGAGAGTGCCGTATAGGGGGCGTTGGTAAGAGATAAGGCACCCTTCTCTACCGCATAACGGGGCTGCGTCTGAACGATGCGGTCGTCGTATACACTCATTTTCTGGACGGCATCGGTCATTTTATATTCTTTCAAGATATATTATTCGGCACCATTTCTATATTTTTTAGCTTACTTCTTGCGGAACATCATTTTGATTGAAACGCTGGAGAGGTTAAACATAGTAATCGGGTAAAGGATGTTGTTAATCCTATTCTTCCAGAACACTTGGATATCAATATTGCGGAGCTCCGTTCGGGATCCGGTAAAGCTAGATAGACGGTATTCGCCCGTAGGGGTGTAAGAGAGGAAGCTTCTGTAATCTTCGGCCCGAATCATAGGGACTGAAATATCCGTAATAATGGGCGTAAATGCCGAAGTAGATTCGCTAGGGATATTAGCATTACCTTCGCCATAGGTTAACGGGGTCCCAGTCTGCTCGGGGAAAATGGGGATCATCGTAGAAGAGAACACGATAGCGGATATCGGGGACCATAAAGTAGAAGTGCTTTCGTAATCTTGCTGGAGGCTGATAAGAAGCTTATTTTCGGTTATAGTTGGGCTATCCCCTACAGCAGTAGTAAACGCATTAGTCTGCTTATACTTAATAAGGTTATCGCCCTTGTTTGTTATCAAAAGCATATTAGTTCTACCGGATATCTCGTCGCCGATGAATATGTTGTTAAAGTTCGTAAAAAGGCCCATCATATCCGTGTTGAAAAACACATTCATTAACTCGGTGCCTTGTAGCACGTTGGTAGCGTAGGACGGCGTAATAGTGCCACCGCTAGGAGGCACAGTACCGGGAATGGCGTTAGCATTACCAGCGGACCAAGCGTAGCTTGGCAGAGGGGCCACATAAGTTGGCGGAGAAACTGCCGCTGTCTGGAAGGCAGAGCTATTACCGCAGCAGTAGGCCGGAGCATTAACGGAAAAGAGATTATTAGCTTTCTCGTAGGTCATATTGGGTGGGAAACTCTGAAGAACCGGTTGATTACCAGCCGTTCCACCCAAGCTTACCCAGTATGCGGCCCACTGCGAAGTAATAGAAGCCGTGGGGTGGGAAGTACCGGGGGCAGCTGTCTGGGTATCATACCAGACGGCATTAAATGCTTCGTTAACCAGATCTAACCAGTGCTGGTAGGTATACACGAAATAGTAGCGACCACGTAAGTCTTGTCCTAGCGGAGCTCCATTAGCGTCTACAGAGTTAGGTGGATTAGGTAAGGGAGAGCTAATGGTCTCTGGGCGATATACAACGAAACGCTGGGCCCTAAATAAATGAGACTCGTTCGCAGCTGTCGTGGGGTGAACATAATACACGGTATGCTCTAAGGTTATGGAATACGACGTCAGATTAATATCTGACTGCGAATCGTTGATATTAGGAATAAACAGAGGTAGATCCTTACCAGCACCGTCCATCGTAAAGCGAATAATGCTAAACATATATTTGCTAATATCGTTTATTAACGGTACTGAACGGGTCTCTTGAAAACGGATCGGCGGGTCCTTGTCTATACCGTTTAGAACTTGGGCCACATCGTAGGCATCCGCAATAATGTCGGCGTTGTAGTATACGATGTCGGGTTCGTTGCTATTACCCATAGTCTCTACACTTGAACTGTAGCGAAAGGACATCTTCTTATATACATTAAGGAAATGTTTTTACAATCACTATTTATGAAGTTTTAGGTATGTGACCCCGCTTACAAACTCGTCCGGCGGTAGACCAGATGACAGCACTAACTTCTTATATTCGTTTATCGGTAGCTTCTTGTAAAGTAAACGGACTACGCAGTGGCGACCGCATGTATTTACATCGGCCGTGTCTTTCTGGAAATCATAACCGTTATATATAACCTTGTAATCGCTTTCCTTCATCAATCGGGTTAGGGTTGGGTATTCTATATTTAGTTCTCGGCGTTTAGCAGAGCCTACCCACTTTAGCTCGGTATCGGGGGCCTTACCATATGGATCAAAGAACTCTATCTCATCGGGTCGTTTAATCATACATACCCAGTGGCCGTGGTTTTCTGCGGTAGTAGGATATAGCATCATACATCGCCCATCCGAGTCAAAGCAGTCGTCAATAGTATTCATCTCCTCTAGGGCTGGATATACGAATATTTTAGTAGGGTGCGGGGCCAGTACCTTGTTTATATCGGTATCTGATAGGGGATAGTTAATAACACGCTCTGTAGCTTCTACAGTATCTTCCATTTACTGAATATAGCCTATAAAATATATAACTAAAATGTATAATGTCAGTCTCTCTCCTACAAGTCCCAGCTATGGCGGCTGCTAACGGGGCCGGTAGTGGCGGCTCTGTACCTAGCTTACAGATGACTATCGGGTTTAACAATCCATTATCTTTTACGGACGCAACTCCATCCCCGACCGACGCTGGAGTGCTTGTAGAAGATATTAGCTATTTACTACCTTATTTTTCACAAGCAGTTCCACCTACTGTCTTTCCATCCCTTGATCTAAAGGTAGGTAATATTATTTGCGGATACCAGTTAGGTAAAGCTGAATCGCAAACATTTCCACAAGATGGAACATTATTTTTATATCTGTCTGTAGACGGTTCTATGCTAAATGCTGATGGAACCGTTATAGTTGATTGTATACCACTTAGCACCGTTGCGGAACTAGTAAATGACGTGGATACAAATACCCCGAGTTCGTTTACAGTTAATGTATTTGGAGCAGTACTATCAACTGCTACTTCTTTACGCTTAATGTTATACTATTCGCAGCCTACAACACCAGCCACTTGGTCTATGATAGTGAGCATGGGGGCCATCGGTGTTCAGCCTTTACCCACTATCCTAAGCACACCTCCGCCACCCCCTTAAATATGCGGTAAATAAGATAAGTAAACCTACCAGTATAATACTGCTATGTTTTTATATCTAGTAAGTGTATAATGTCCGTGTCGCTACTCAATAACACGCAAGTAATCGCAGCTATTACCGACAACATTCTAAGCAACATGGGAAACTTAGAGGCCGGTGCGGGTATACAGATTAGCGGGACCACTACGAAAACTATATCTACTAACCTTAATCAAGGGACTGGTATTGCGTTATCTACTCAACCAAATGGCTCTATTACTATAACAAGTACCGGAGGAACTGGTGTAGCTGGGGTAGCTTCTATTAGCGACGGAACTAACGCAGTAGACGGGGCCGTTCAGCTGCTTTCTGGTGGGGGTCTAGGTATAGTATCCGCACAAGGGGATACTCCTAGTATAACCTTAACCGCAGCGGGTGTTTCTACAACTGGGACATTTGGTTCTGGTATAATAACAACCCCAGTAGGGGCAGATCCGCAAGAGTTGGCCCTAAGCTTGGAAAGCATAGATGGTTCTATTACATTCCAGAAATCTGGAACGGATACTTTTATTAACCTAGCCGTCGCTAACCCTACACCGACCATAGGAAATGGACTAGATGTCAACGCTGGTGTATTAAACGCATTAGGCAGTAGCGGAGTAATAGGTGGCGGGATATTTGCGTCGGCAACTAGCACTACTGGGCCGCAAATACTTGCGGTAGACTTGATGCCAGATGAAACCATTATATTAACACCGTCCACAACAGATACAGCTGTCTCTATCAAAACAAATATTTCCGCTGGGGCCGGTGTGGGTCAGACTGGAGGAAATACATTCAACGCCATAGACCCGAATATAACAGCCAGAAGCGTAGTAGTCGTTTGCTTTACAGACGCACCAGCGGATATGCGTCTTATGTCTATTACACCCTCAGCTGGAGTAGCACAAGTGATAACTATTGGTGCTATAGGTGGCACAAAAATGAACTATATATCTTACAACTTACCATAATAAAATGAGGTGCTTTTTTATATTACCAAAGTATATAAATGTCAGTATCGCTTCTACAAGTTCCCGCCATGGCAATAGCTAATGGAGCTGGTGGAGGATCTGGGCCTACGCCATCGCCTAGTGCGGGTATCCTAGAATGGCAAGGAACCTCGTTTTCCGCAGTAGCTTACGCCGTTGGAGACGCCGTTCTTTACGCTAATCACGGGTTTGTATGCTTAGTCGCACAGCCCATCGGGTCCCCGCCTCCGACGTATGGAGAGGCCGGTGCTAACGGATGGTATCCTTTCTCTGGCGATGTGGTACAGAATATACCTACCACATCCGGTGTTGTATGTGGTGGTCCCGGTTCGTCAACTGGCAACACTACACCGGCGATAGGACTGTATACGCCGCATACCGTAATGGTTATGGAAAATATTCTTGGGGTTGGCGAACAAGGGCAAATAAACATACAAGCACAAGGAAACCAGCCTACACCAGCTGCCCCGGGCCAGATTACGGTCGGTGGAACAGTAAATAGCACGGGGTTATATGTGGGGAACACCCAGATCCTCTTCAACGGTGTAGCTCTGGAGGCGTCTACTGGGACATATATGTTATACCTAGGAGCTTGGGCCGCTGGAACTACTTATGCCACTAACACGGTAGTTATAGATCAGAGCGTAGCTTGGGTATCGCTCCAGAACGCAAATGTAGGTAATGCTCCCGCATTTCCTTCTACGGTATGGTGGCAGCCTCTGGCCCCTCAAGCCGGTGGAGGGAACTTACCCGCTGGTGCTGTAAATATGATAGGTATGAACGCTGCGGCCCAGTTCGTATGGCAAGGTAATGGGGCAACACCGCCACTTTCAACGATAGCTTATCTTGCCGGTTCGGTTGTTAACTATACGGTAGATGGAAGCTGGTATATGCTTTCGGTAGATCAAGGGGTTGGGTCGGCCGATCCTAACACTAACCCTAACTGGGTAAACCTATCGGGTAGCATTATAGCTAACGCAGACTCCGAAGATAACACCGCTCTAGTTGCTTGTACTGCCTCTGGTGTGCTAATAAGCAACGATGATGCTGGGGCCGCAGTTCCAGCACCGGGCCAGATCCAAGTTGGAGGGGATGCTGTTGATACTGGTCTATATGTTTCTAATACCGCTCTACTCTTCAACGGTGTTGCTGTCGGTGGTGGAGGCATTCAGAACACTATAAGCACCCCAGCTGGAGCCGCTACAGATGCTTCTGTAGCTTGTAGTGTCGGTGGTGTTCTCTTACAGAGCAACGACGCTGGGGCGGGAGTTCCAGCACCGGGCCAGATCCAAGTTGGCGGGGCTTTGGTAGATACCGGGTTATATGTTTCTAATACCCAGTTGCTCTTTAACGGTGCTGCTGTCGGCGGTGGAGTAGTTAACCCAGTCACCGTGCCTAATAGTGGGGCACCAAACTATAATATGTGGGTTCTAGGGAACGCATATAATGTAGGTGCGGTAGTTTTTGACTCCAACCCCCCATATAACTGGTTTATATGCTACACATCAGTACCCGTCGGAACCGAAACGGACCCCCAGAGCGATGTAAACGCTGGAACCTTCGGCCAAGGAACATACTGGCAACTCCTAGCCACCCCCAGTTTCACGACTACAACTGGCACTACGCCCGGATCTTACTATGGAAACCTAACACTAAGCGGAACTGCTATAACATCTACAAACCTAGCTACTGGCGAAGTAGTAATAGATGCTGGAGGCGGAACACCCGCCTCTATTACTGGCGGCTCGGCCGGTAATGTAGGAACAGTATCTTGTAATACCGATAATGGTAATGTCTCCATAAGCACAACTGGAACCGCTGGGGTAAACATTAAGTCAAATGTGGATAGCCATTTTAAAGTATTCGCTACATCTGGAAATATAGAAATAGGATGTACTGATCCGGCTGGTTCCACCAACCAGCTTAATATCGTATCCGTATTACCAACCGGTTCCACCGATCCGGCCGACGGTGAGATAACCCTTACAAGTGCGGGTAGAATGACATTTAGCTCAATCGGCGATAAGACCTTTACCACGGATGGTGGCACTATTACTATGTCCGCCCATAGCTTATATAGCATTACAAGTGCGACTAATGGGATTAACATACAGACCGTAGCATCTGTTGCTGGGGCCGTTAATATTACACCGGGACAAGGCGACTCTAACGCTCAAGGTGGAAAGGCGATGTATTTCTGCGGTCCCTTTGAGCCCGGTAAGAACTATGGCCCCGGTGCTGTCGTGACATTTGAAGGCACGGCTACCTTTGTAGCTCTACTATATAACATCGGTTCCACTACACCACCAGCAACTGGGGCCGCTTGGCAGCAGCTGTATTGATAGATATATATTATATATAAGAAGTATAATGGATGAAACCTCGGCATATGGTAGTATAGGTGGTCTATCGTTTGGATTAATCGTTTCCATATTGTATGCTATTAACCACAAACGGATCCGTAGCAACTGTTGTGGGGCCAAACTTGAGGCAAGTCTTGATGTAGAAAATACTACACCTCCTAATAGCCAAGACACGCTCAAAATATCTATACCCGTAGTAGATGTACATGGCGTTGGACTTAGCTTACATAAAGAGTCTGAGAGCGTTCCTTAGCAATATGCTAAGCGATATGTGTATAACACATCCGCACTTTGATACGCTCCAAAATGTTATTGGGGGCCTATCAAAGGTTATAGCGAATCCAGAAAAATACGCAACTAGATAAGTTTAGTATAAGTATTGTAAATACTGTAGCTAATCTTATATTTAAGGATCTGTTATAATCTGTGCGGCCGTGGAGAAGTTGGCATAACTGTAGTAGGTTGAAGCGGCACCACCATAAGCCGCCATAGTACCTACACCGGGAATTTGAAAGTTTAGGTAAAGATTTGCGGGAGAGGTGTTGTAGGCATACTGTAATGTAAAACTAAAAGTTGCGTTATATAATCCAGTGGTACCGGCTGCGGCCACAAGAGGTAGGAAGGCAGTTGTGCTTAAGACAGCAGCACCACTATTGACACCATTCAGCGTATCGGAAATAAAGAAGTTGATACCAGTTGTTAACCCAGTAGCACCGATCGTATAGCCAAGACCAGAGAAGTTGATGCTGAAAGTTCCGAACTCGCCATTCTGTGCGGAGGCTGGTAGCGTAAGCACAGTTGACGCAGCACCAGTACCAGCATTAGCTGTTAGAGCAAATCCTCCCGCAGCGGGAGGTGTGGTCTTTGTATGGACCACGTTATTAGAACCCGGCCCACCCAGAGGCTGCCAGTGGACGTTGGTTGTAAAACTGGGCTGGTTGTTAAAGTTGTTGTTCTCAAGAGAAACCCAAGCTACGTCAAGGTAAGAAACGACATCGTTTAGTGCGTAGGTGTGAGTTGCCGCATCGGTGCCAGACCAAGCACCAAGGTAGTTCATGGACGCACCAGCAGCGTCGGCGATAAGACGGTAGTTAGCGTTGCCGGGAACGGGGACCGTGCCAAGTGTGGGGGCCACGCACTGCCAGAGGGTAGGGACGCCATCCGTGCTGGGGTTGATGACAAGATCGCCTACACCATACTGAACGGTGCCGGACCAAGTGCTAACGACAGAATCGGCCGCAAGTCTTGCCCAGTTAGTACTACTCTGGCCCGAAGCAATATCTGTGACCGGGTCAACACCGGTGCTTCCGACAAGGGCAATATACTGGGAACCGTTAGAGCCGAGCACTACATTCTCTTCAGCATACAGAGTACCAGCGGCCCATAGCCCCTTATAGTTCATGTTGTTGGTGCCCGGATCCGGTCCGGGCCCCGCACCACCTCCTCCGTTAGCTAACGCCATGGCGGGAACTTGTAGGAGCGACACGGACATTTTATATTGATTATCAATATTTAAAAGGAACCGATTTCTATTTTTCTTGGTGTAGTATTTTAGCCGTATGTTGGCTTATTAGAAACTGCGGGTAGTTCTTATATATACATACCCAGCGGCCCATTCGGCGTAGTTCGTGTATATCCTCCTTAGACATACCTACACGGGTAGCTAACAGATATTTTAGAGAGGAGAAGGAGGTACTCTGCGGATATATAATGTAATACATAGCCTCGTTTAACATTAATGCGGTCTTCTTGTAGTTTGTGATATAGTGCGTTAAGCACAGCATAGTAGTATTTGTATGCCGACCTTGAATGGCTAAATCGTCTATTAGCTGCTGGACCACCTTACCAGCCTTATCCGTAAAGGTGTCGTAGTCGTCAAAAATAACCATACAATCTTGGAACTCATCAATAGTCGGATAGTTCTCAATAAGACTTTTTACATCAATACGCAGCGGCTTACCTATTTTCATCGTATCCAGCGTAGAATCCTCGTTTAGCTTACTAATAAGGTAGATCTGGCGTTCTGGAAACAACTTCTTGTAGCCCTCAGCTAGGCCCCTAGCGATATACGATTTGCCGGAACCAGAAGCTCCAGCAATATAATACACGGAACGCTTATCTTTATCCGGATTAGGTATAAGGCTAAATGTGCTGTCGTCGGGTAATATAATAGTTTTATTATTGTCCTTGTCGGCCAGTATACGCTTGTAAATATCCTTAACTTCATCGTTCTCCATTAACATATCCACGGGAATACCCTTGGCCTTAGCTTCCTCTAGGCGATTAAACAAGGCCACCCGCTGGGCCGGTTTAAGACCCTTAATGTCCTTGTTATACTTAACCGCCTCTATTTCCCGCTTTGGTTTAGCCGATTTTACATCTTCTTCGGTCACAATCGCAAGTATTTTACCATCGTAATCCCCTCCACGAGCTATTGCTATCGGCATACCAGTCTTTGCGTCGCCAAGGGATAGGAAAGGCATCGTATATACAAGGGCCAGATATTTTTAAAAAGTGATTTATACCCAAAATAAACGCCGTTCTGGCACGAAATCAAGGTAAATAACGGGCCGCTAAAGGGAATAATCTATGTTCCTTGAGGTACCGTAAAGAAGAGTTAGATAAGATGGTAAAAAGCTGAAACCGCAGCGAATCCAGCAGCTTTAGCATAGTCTCATTATCGTGTTTTATTATTTGGGGATTCTTAAGCTTATTGACAATACGCATAATAGTCGTCTCACGCCGCATATAAGTAGGTATAGAAACATTAGACAATCTACTAATAAACTGGTCTATTTCCATTTCTATTTTTTCAACTGGTAGCGTATCGGCGTTTTCTATAAGGAACTTCAGACTGTTTGCGTCCCCAAAGATACCGTAAAGACGACCTAAATCGCCTATAAAGAGGTCATTTAGAGGCCCCAAATCGTGCTTGTATTTGTAATACCTAGCTAACGCATACATACGCTTAGCCATCTTAAAATAGTTGCCCTCCTTACGCATTAACAGTATACTTTCTTTTATTGCCAAGTCTAGATCACGTAGGCCCTTATTAATAACATTACCCCGTAAACTAAACTCGTAGATCATTTCAAAGTCCGTAAAATGGTTGCCGCCGATCCACGACACTACATCCATTTTAGTTATTGTTGGGGACTGTACTCCGTCTTCTAAGGTATACTTACGACCATCTTGTAAGGTCTTAACCCCAGCCATAATCTCCTTGTAGCTCCAGCGTAATATATTATACCTCAGCTCCTTCTGAAGGGCCAAAAACTCAACGGCGTTAACCTTTTCCTTCAGCATACGCTTAGCTATCGCAAACTGTTCGGCATCTATTATTTTTGTATCGTATAAATGTTTTACCTTATCAAGTATCGGCCCCCGTTCGTATCCGACCACCTTGCCCTCCTCCACAGTTATGTTAGGGGGTATTACACGCCATTCCTCTATAGAACCACATTTAAAGTCGCTAATATATGTTAACGGTATTTTGACGACTTCTTCTGCCGCTGTTTGTAGCCTTGTGACCGCATCTTTAACATTTTTTATACGGACGAACTCTAAGGCGTCTACATCACCAGCATACACTTGGTTTCGGAGAGTATAGCTACCGACCAGTTTTACACCTTTGCCGCCAGTTAAGGACATGGCCCTAACAACCCGTAGGACCTCTTCGCTATAGTCTGCTGGGTATTTCTTAAGAACAATACGCATTCTCTTATATGATTAGGTAATAAAATAACCTTTTCGTATTTCTTAGACCCCCTATTTCTAGGAATGTAGGCTGATGTAGGGTAAATCGCAGAGTTTCCAGTTGCCGAAAAGTAAAAAAACACGAATCCCTAGAGAACTTTGCGATTTAGCATACACTAGCCTACATAAACTTTTAATGTAGGGTAAAACCCTATCATAAAAGTTCGGAACCCGATTCTGCGATTTAGCCTACATCGCCCTATTTCCGCTCGTTTCTACGGTTTAGGAGGCGGTGGTGGGCCACTTGTGGGGTTATCTTGCGGTGGTAGTTGTGGGGGCTTCCCTCTCCCTCTGCTACTGCC